GCAGAGAACAATGCTTGTTCTTTGGCAGTATTTGATAGCTTCACCCACCCCGCCCAGGTCCACGTCTTCCTGTTGCCCGCCGATGCCGGGGTACGAGACAAGTAGGCACTGTCACTACTGTTGAATCGCAGACTTCTAGAAATAGAATATCCACCTCCTCCGCCAGCAGCAGCGCCAAGAAGACCAATTAATGCGGAATTATTTAAAGCAGCCATCTTAAATCAAGCCTTAATATCTTGGACTAAACGGTAGGCAATTTTAGTGCCGTTAATTACATAGTAGGCCAAAACATCTGTAGCGCCACTCGTGGTTGTTAAAGAAGGCGTGCTTCCAGATCCGCCAGGGTAGTGCCAATAAGAGCCAAACGCCATAGTATTGCCAGAACTTCCTTGGATAATGGTGACTGTTCCAGCCTGACCAGAAATTATATTACTTGGGTTTTGCAAAGTTGTATTGCCGGTTAATGTGATTTCAAAATTGTTAGAAGTAGAAAGGTCTAAGGCAATACCTGTTGCATAATTAACAACGCTAACTAAACCACGCTGTCCGCCACTAAAAGTTTGCGCTCCAGATAAAACTGCGTAGCCAGGAATCGAAGTTGCATTTAAAGTTGTAAAATTTCCAGTAACTCCAGTAATTGTTGCACCAGAAATACGATCTGTGAAAGTGCCTGATGCGCCCGTTACGTTAGCCGCAAGAATGGTTGCGCCACTAACCTGTGTTGTAAAAATACCAGAAACACCAGTAACTGTATTGAATTGTCCAGTTGCACCAGTGACTGTTCCACCGACGTTTAAGCCGTTAGAAATAACACCGCTACCAGCAACCGTTAAATTTCCACTGGAATTAACATTGCCAGTTACCGTAAGATTTGTTTTGGTAATTCCGGTTTCTGTGATTGTTGTAACTGCATTAATGGTAGTGAAGTTACCAGTATCACCAGTAACGGTTGTACCGCTTACAGTTGTGAATACACCTGATACACCAGAAATATTACTGCCTTGAATCGTATCGCCTGTAACGGTTGCGCCAGAAAGTCGCGTAGTGAATGTTCCGGATACACCTGTGATATTTGCGCCCTGGATCGCATTGCCAGTAATTGTCGCACCACTTAAAGAAGTGGTAAAAATACCAGTAATACCACTGATGGTAGTTCCAAGAACAACGTTACCTGTTACGGTTGCACCAGAAACACTATTTGTGAAGATTCCGGAAACACCAGAAATTAAAGAGGCGCCCTGAAAAGAGATGCCACTAATAGAAAGACTAACATCACCTGTTGGTGTTGAATAGGTAAGCGTGTCGGCCTTTAAGATTCCGTATGCCATCAGTAACTATTAACCTTTCTTTCTAGTTTAATCTAAGATTTTCCAAGTTGAACCAGACGGCACTGTGACTGTAATACCAGCATCAATTCCAACGGGTCCCACTGAAAGACCGTTGTATCCAATTCCGATTGAATAGTTGACATCAATTAGGATTTTAGTCTCGGCAATTAAATTAGTAATTAATGTGCCAGTAGTCGTAGCAACAGTCCACGTCGTCTGACCGTTGCCAAGCGTTGTTAAAACGTAGCCAGATGTACCGGGTGTTGCAGGGAAAGAAAACTGGTTGAACGGACGAACATCACCAGCGCCGGACGCAAAAACAACGCCGCCTGCAATATATGTTGCACCTGTGACTAAGGTAAAACGTCCGGTTCCCGCCGTTATGTTGTTGCCAGTGATTGTATTACCGGACAGATTCGTGTATTGACCGCTAACAGCTAAGGTGGAGTTGAAGAGGCCCGTAGTCCCGGTAATGGTTGCACCAGAAAGACGAGTAAAGTTACCAGTGCCGACCGTTAATAGTGCAAATAGACCCGTTGCACCGGTTACGGTTGCTCCAGAAACAAGATTGAATTGACCAGTTCCAACTGTTGCGGTACCTGCATTAAGTACATTGCCTGTAATCGTGGCGCCACTAAGTAATGTTGTGAAAACGCCGGTAACTCCCGTAATGGAAGTACCTTGAACAATGTTACCGCTAACCGTTGGAGCGTAAACAATTGTATTTCCGTATACTCCGTTACCCGTAATACTGTCAAATAGGGCAGTCGTACCTGTAATTGTCGAGCCTGACAGAGTACCACTGACAGTAAAACCGTTGACAACGGTTCCAGAGCCGCCAATAAATAAATTTCCACTGGCCGATAGATTTCCGGTGGTGGAAATTGTGCTGACGTTGATTTGATCTGTAAATGTACCCGTTGCAGCCGTAACAGTGGTAAAGAGACCCGTTACACCAGTTACAGTTGTACCAGAAATACTGCTTGTGAAAGTACCGGAGATGCCTGTGATACGTGTAAAACGTCCAGTATCGCCTGTGACAATGGCGCCAGAAACTTGACTTGTGAAGACACCAGAAGTTGCTTGGACTTGCGTGATATTACCGGTTGTGGCGGTAATCGTTACCCCAGAAATGCCAACGGTTCCGGTGATGTTAGTTGCGGTAAGGCTTGTAAACTGACCCGTTGCGCCAGTAATAGTGGTACCGGAAAGATTAGTGAATTGTCCAGTAACACTATTGAATTGACTAAATTGTCCCGTGTTACCAGTGATGACTGCACCGGAAAGACGAGTTGTAAAAGTACCAGAAATACCGGTTAAGGTACTAATTAATCCCGTATCACCCGTAATTGTTGCACCAGAAAGGCGCGTAGTAAATACGCCAGAGATGCCCGTGATGTTGGAGAATTGACCTGCATTACCTGTGACAACAGCACCGGAAACGCTAGTTGTAAAAACACCGGTAACACCTGTAATAGATGTTGTGTTAATCCGAATTGCATTAATATCATTACCAGTGATTGTTTGACCTGTAATACCACTGGCCGCAATGGTATTTCCGGTGATCGTTCCACCGCTTAACGCAACAATAGCGAAGGAATCAGCGGTTCCATTGATGATTTGAGAATTGACAAAATAACTGTTATTGCCGTTGACATTAACGCCTTGGATGCTTTGGCCTGTAATTACATTGCCACTGATTGTTCCTGTAGACGTTAAGTTATTAATCGTCAGCGCACTAAAAGTTGCAGTGCCACTAACGTTTAAATTTCCACCAAGTACTGTATTTCCTGAAACGTTTAAATTATTTGCAACCGTTAAGTTGGCAATACTACCGCCCGTTAATTGAAGGTAGTAATTGTTGAGGTATGACTTATGGTCTTGTACGGTGAATTTTTTATTCTTTAGTCCAGGATCAACTTCTGAAACGTGAACAATAGTAAATAGGTCGGCATCAGCGATGTCGACCGAACTGATTGCAGGTAAATCTGAGATCCGCCTATTGGCCACCTATACGCTCGCAAACCTTATAACTAAAATTATAGTTTAGGTTTGCCGTATTTTATTTGACTCTAATTTCTACTTGAGGTAAGATGCGAGATCCCAGTCCCCACAGTGCTTGAACTCCGGTAACCAAGCCACAAGCAAGAAGAACAACCAGCAGCAATTCAGCAACCGTTAAGTTGCGTCGCAAGTAGACAATCTCGTGTCTGGGCTGAGGCTGAGGCGGTTGCATGGACGGTGGTGGAGCCGCAATACGTACTGTTTGGTTTTGTTGTTCCAGGATTGTTTGAGCTTGTGCACGATCAAAGGCGATCTGCTTGAGCATCGCAACCTGCTCAGGGGTAAGGCGCGGAAGTCCCTGTTGCTCTGGCTGCTGAGTTGTTTGGTTCTGCTCGTCCATTACTTAGCAAGTCTTGTTCAAATACATTAGCATTTGACGAAAAGTGTTGAGGTATGGCTTACGGAATCCGCAAAGGTCTTGAGGACGTTGCGTACGAATTAAAAGGAATTCGTAATATTCTTGCTAGCTTTTGGGCATTGCAAGAAGGTGCCAGTGATCGGGGCAGCACAAACCCTGAAGTTTACGCTGATGAGTACATCTCTACCGAAGAGTGCGCCAGGCGCCTTTCGGTATCAGATCAAACGATCCGAAATTGGATTGCCATTGGCCGTAAGCATGCAAACAAGGGGTGGACTGAGGGCGTGCATTACGTCAACATCAATCCCGGCGCCAATAACAAAGGTCAAATCCGAGTTCCTTGGAATCATCTCGTACGTTCGTTCTCCAAGAATCCCAAGTGCAAAGCTTCGGATTACGTTAAGAACAACCTCACGGGCTATCGAGTTAACCCTCATTCGATTGATGCCTACCTTAAGTCCTTAGAAGAACCTCAAGATGCAGAAGAAACTGATACCGCTAGCCCATCGGTTTGAAACGTTCTCCATCGAGGATGTAACGACGGACAATTATCAGGAGCTGCTGCCTTCTTCCCTGGCGCTCCAGGTGGAATCCTTTTTGCCACCAGAAGGATCCTTCGATGACGGGTGCCTCAAACGATACCTAAAAGTCATCAAGGATTACGAAGAGGAAGATGTCAATTCCAATATGACGCTTGCCAATCGATTGCGACTGGCTTTCAGTGATATGGTCCCTGACACGATCTGCAGTAAATTCCCAGCAGCTGAGCTGACCCTTAAACGTCGGTTGCGTTGCGTAGCCGAATACTTGATTCGTTCAGGGGAATTTGACAAACTAAGGGATGACAACGGCAAACTCCTGAAAAAACGGGGCATCCTTGGTAAGCTAGTTGTCATCTATAAACCTCTTCCAAAGCTGCAAGAGGTGCTACAAAAACAAGGATTTGATTACCAATGAATCGACGCGAAAAACTCATTGCCCAGGCTATCGGTCCTGAAATGGACGATTCCAAGATTCGTTACCTAGACGCCACCTTAAAAGTCATCCTTGGTGACATGGGCGAACACTACTGCAAAATGTGGGATGCAGAAGGGCCAGGGGTAATGGTCTTTCAACCGAAAAACAAAGAACGTTCGATGTTCTTTTGGACCTTGAAAGAAATTCACTCAGCGCAAGAGGAGTGTGAACGAGCTAACGATGGTGATCTAGCCGAAAGCTTTAGGCGTATCCTTGGTGCGGCACAAAAGATTGACCCTCTAGAGAAAGCGGGTTATGTCATCAATGATGATGAAGGCATTCGTTACTTTGAAATTGATTACAACAAGACGGCAGATCAGTAATGGCAATTCCACGCAGCGGTTTTCGCCGTGAGGATCTTGAGTTAATTACCAACAGTGATCTTGTTGCGTCTGCCCACGAGCTGATGGGCAATATCGATCTGGATGTGGCCAGCTCAAAGTTTGCCAACGATTACGTTAAGGCTGATAACTTCTTCACTCCAACAGATGACGGTTTAAACGACCAGGAGTGGCACGGCAAGGTTTACCTATTCCCTCCCAGCGGTACATACTTCTGGGATAAAAGTAATGAACGTTGGAAGATGACCAGGGCATGTTCTCCTACCCTGACTTCATCTCATGCCGTTTGGTTCCGTCGTCTTTTTAAAGCCTGGTATCACAACGAAATAGAGCAGGGTCTTTACTTTTCCAACTGCCCTGACATGTTTCGTTACGAACAACGCATCTTTGATTTCCCGGTATGCGTTCTTAGGACAGTGCCAACACTGGTTGCAAGAACAAATGAAGGGGTCAAGAAACATAACACGTGCACGTCCTTTTTGGTTTACTTACAGCCAAAGGATGAAGTGACTGAAGCCACTGAACGTTTCATTGAAATTTACAGTGAAAAAGGGCGCGTTCTTTGCTAGATCCCTTATATTGAGAAAGCTTTAGAAGGTTTATGAGCATCCTCTGCGATCAAGAAATCCGTAAGTTGGCCGAAGAAGAGGAGATGATTGCTCCTTTTCAGGATCGTCTTGTCAGCGAAGAAGATGGCAAGCGCATTCTCAGCTATGGTTTGAGTTCTTACGGATATGACATTCGTTTGTCACCAGAGCAATGCTTAGTTTTTGGGCGTATCTCAGAAGGTGAGTGCGATCCTAAAAACTTCAATGAGAATATCCTTGTGCCAGCCGAGCTTCTGGAAGATGAAAAAGGCCGTTACTTCCTGTTGCCTCCCTATGGATACTGCTTGGGTGTGGCAAGGGAACGCCTGAAACTGCCCCGTGACGTGACCGTTGTTGCTGTCGGCAAATCAACCTATGCACGTTCCGGAATTTTGGTCAACATTACCCCAGCGGAATCTGGGTGGGAAGGCTATCTGACTTTGGAGATCAGCAACTGCACTGGTCTTTTCAACCGGGTGTATGCCGATGAGGGAGTGACGCAACTCCTGTTCTATCGCGGTAATCCTTGCGAAGTGACCTACCAAGATCGTAAAGGTAAATACCAGAATCAAGCCCCTGAGGTTGTCTTCAGTAAGGTTTGATCAGGCGAAGGAATCCCGCCAGTTATAGGGACGGCCTGAATTAGGTTGAGGCTTATTGGGGTAGTTAACGCTACCCCTTGCTCCTGGGGCCTCACCAAGACTGGGCAACGTCACACCTGATCTTGATGCCGGTTCCCTTGGAACACTGTTACCAATCACTGGATACTGTGTATCAGCTTGCTGTTTGTACTTGCCTGCCAAGCGGGAGGCTTTAAGAAAACGCGAAACACGTTCCTGTTGAACAGTGTTGGCTGTATCAGCGGCGGCTGCTGTCTCAGCGTTGGCCTGACCTAAACGACGTAAATCAACGTCGTACTGACGTTCCGGTGTGATGTCAGATACTTCACCACCAGAGCTACCAGCATCTTGCCTAGGATCGTATTGAACACGGCCTTTGTAGCCGACTGGTGTATCAACCAGTTGACCTGCTTTTTCTCCGCGTGGGTCGTAGAATCTTGCCATGTTAATATTGTAAACGAGGCAATTTAGGCCGAGATATTCCCATGCATAATCCTGCAGATTACCGCGACGGTCTTGGGCAAAACATCATTGATGAGGTCATGTGTCGTTGTCTGAACCAGGCAACGTTTGGCACTGATCTTGACAACGAAGAAAATGATGTACCATTGTATGACCAATACAATCGGGGTCTCACGTTATGCGAGCAGGGTCTGGAAAGGGAAAGCCTGGAACTAGAGGGGGCACGGCCTGGAATGACGGGGTATATCCCATCGATGGAGGAAGCACTGGAGCAGTATCCAGCTTCTTCTCCACGACCGAAGAACTTAGTTTTGAATCTGGGAGTAGCACCGGAGGAGGAATTACTTCTCTCCCAGAAAAGACGTGGTTTGCTCCGGTAACAGGGGGAATGGCCTCTGACACTATTCAGATCTTTGGCGAGTCAATGACGGAATGTAAAGATGGGGTGTGCCCGGTACCTTGGGCTGTCAAGGAAGAAGCACCCGTGGTTCAAGTGGACGAGGTGAATCACCCACCTCATTACACCGATGGTGAAATTGAGTGCATTGAAGCGATTGAAGCTTCCTTAACTCCAGAAGAGTTTCGTGGTTACTGCAAGGGTAACCTCATGAAATACAACTGGCGTGAACGCCTGAAAGGCGGTACCAAGTCTCTGAAAAAAGGACAGTGGTACCTAGAGCGTCTTATCCAGTTTGACGAAGCTCAGAACGGCTGAAGATCGTCGTCATCATCCTCGTCGTCGCTGAATATACAAGCGGCGGCGAGTTCTGCTAACTCAAGATCGGTTGGATAGTCCCAATCGATTTCAATATTCTCATCCGCCATCAACGACTTAACCGCATGCCATTCCATCAGGCGTTGGTGGTATAGGTTAAGGAGTGCAGCATAGAGTTGGTCCCAGGTCATCTCCTGGGCTTGCAACTCAGCTTTGCGCATGGAGAACTGAAGCTCCAGGGGAAGCTCAAATCCACGGGGCTCAACAGATCCTTCCATCCCAGTCGCAAAGTCCAATTAGAAGTATTTTAAGACTAAATGTCACAGATGCCTGTCATATCATAAATCTCGTCGACACCTTCCTGACCAAAGAAGTTGCCCCAAGGGTCTTCGGAAATTCTAAAATTGTTGGCAAACTCAGAAAGGGTATAAGGATTGATCGATTGTTCTAGCACACGGATGGCACGGACTTGGTGCGGAGCTGCCGAATAGTTTCGGAATGCAGTCAGTAAAACCTCAGTTGCAAACGTGGGAGTGTCATTGACTTCTCGCAGGAAGAGCAGCACTTCTTCTTGGCGCCTGTGGAGCAGGGCGCCGACCATCTGATGTTCTTGATCAAACACCCACTTAGGAAATTCTTCACTAGCAAGGCGCCAGTCTTCTTGCTCTAAGGCGTCAATGATATTGCTGTATAAGAAGGAGTTCCAGCCGACTGAATGCACAAAAGAAAGCAAGGCTTGATGCATGTAGTCATCAATGCCAAGGTTTAGCTTCTTTAGTTCAGTATCAATAACTTCTAACTCGTGGTACAGGTATTCCAGTGCTTTGCGTTTGGTGCAGAGGTGTCCGCGACGCACCGGAGAACCGTCTGGGTAAAACTGTGTGCCATAGCCAATGGTATAAGGTTCAGCACCAGTGGCTTGGTCGGGGTATGCCTTCTCGTTATATCCTTCGTACTTTCTGATTAATTCAATTGCTGCCGAAAAATCAGACATGGGGGTAACTTAATTACCCCCAATATACACAAATTACTTGCCTTGGCCGCGTGTTTTCTTGCGTCCGTGATTAGGCAAGGAGTGTAATCCTTGCCCTTGACGAGTTTTCTTGGGCTTTGATTCAATTTTTGTGGATGCAGAAGATTTGGGTTTTGCCATGAGGTTTACCAGAGGTCTTCACAGGCCCAGTAGCGGGCTGTGTTTTTGTCGGTTACGGAATCACAGTTGTGCCGCGCCCTGAAGTTAGCACGCCTTTTGGGGTCTTTGTGTTGTGTGTAGTCTTCGTAACCCCTGGCACCATAACGAATGATCTTCTCCTCACCACCATGGCAACTCTTAACGACCTTTTTATGTTTATCTCCAGGAGGCGCCTTCTGCGGGGTATTGCATTTCATCTTCTCTTTCTGGTATCGCTTGGAGACTGCAACCGCCTTCTTTGCTTTGTCCGACATAATTAACAAGAACTAATGATTGATCGACTTCGTTTTCCCAATGCACTGCTTGAAAGGGGTTCTGAGCAATCCATCTTTCAATTCTATTTAACTTAGCCTGGCAAAAGAAATCTTGATCTAAGTACCATTCATGTAACTTGTAAGACGCCTTGGAGGCATTGCACCTCCTGCAGGCAGGCACTAGGTTCTTGCGGGTTGTTTCACCTGATTTATGGCGGGGAATAACGTGATCTAAGCTTGTCGCATTGTCACCGCAATATGCACATTTGTGGTTCCAGGATTTGTATATCTCATCTCGAAAACGTTTCTTTGCTAACTTTGGTGTAACTTCAACGAGTAAGGCAATTGGCTCATGCTCGCTGTAGTACATAGCTTTAATTACCGTTACCTTATTCTAATTTCCTTTAGCTTTACAAAACTTTGCGTCAGGATTAAGAAAGCCTGAAGCGTCTTGACGGGGACGATTAGCACAGTACCGTACGAGAGTTGTTCACCCTGACGCCTTAGTCATGGCTCACTCGACAGGATGGGTATCCGTTGCCCGCGCTGAGGAACTCCTCGGCATGGATCGCAAGGAATTATTCCGCATGCGCGACGACGGAACACTGAAGCTTGGCCCGCACTTCGCTGCGTTCCCGGAGACTCGTTCCCGTGATGGTTACCGTTGGAACGTAGAGGCCGTCAGGAAGCACCTGCGCAAGCTGGAGCGTACTGCTGTTGCTGCTTGAGTTGCCTGTAATGATCCTTACGGATGCGATGGGCAAGGAGTAAATCTGTGATGTTGACGCTGATGGCTTGATGAGCCATCAACCGATACAGGTGGGAGCAAAGGGAACCTAAGCGGTCTTGCATTTCGCAAGGCCGTTTTTTCTGCAGATTAAACAAGAAAACCCACTGAGGGTGCAGCGGGTAGACCGGACGCTTTTTGTTGGGAAGCACCAGGGAGGCTTCTGGTCCCCAATCGAATTGATGTAGATCTTCTGGCTTGAGGCCGTAGGTTGCAATCATGCCAAACAACCAGGCAACGCCTTTCTG